GCTTTTGTTACGTCCATTATAATAAAGGCAGAATAATCTTTACCTGTACCTCTGGCTACATCAACACACGCAACATACAATCTATCTTTTTCAGGTCTCTTAAACATTCTCAAGCCACCTTTAGATTGTATTGCGTCTATATAAACTGTGTTCTTAATTTTCGCTGGTGAGATAAGAGTATCGACTGAACCTAAGAACTCACACTCAAACTCTTGTGAGAATTGTTCCTCACTAGTATTTCTAATTGTCTTCTCTTTCCATTCCTGATCTCTACCTGGTACTTCTGACCAATGTACTTCAATTGGAATATAGTCATTGTTCTTATTAACAGCATCTGTCCATATCTTATAAAACTGATTCATACCATGAGGTGTAGATACTATAATTAATTTTGTTTTTGTACCTGAAGATATAGTAGGATAAACTGAACTAAAGAATTGTTCTGATATATTTGCTGGTACGAAAGCAAACTCATCAAGGAAGATTATATTAAAAGAACCACCCCGAATTGCTGAAGATGAAGTAGCCGCAGCGACTATGGTTGATTTGTTTTCTAATTCAATATTACCTTTGTTCCAATTGATTACACCTTGTTGCATCCATTTAGGTAAGTTTTCATAAGCAAGTTGTAGTCTTCCTAATATATCTCTCGCAGTAGATGATTTGTTTGCTAGTATCGCTATGTTTGAGTTAGGATTAAACAAAGCATAATGTAATAGATAAGAAATTGTTGTTGTTGATTTACCAGACTGTCTAGGTAATTTACAAATTGTAAATCTATTATTGTGTATTGTTTCTACAATCTTCTTTTGAAAGCCATACATCTTAAAAGGTACAAGACCCTCATCAAGTGATACGATACGAACATAGTTTTCCATAAAGTATAATGGGTCACCAGCACACTTTTGATATTCTAAAATTTCTTGTTCTGAATACTCTACTGCTGTATTGACTTTTTTTAAATTAGGATTACCAAGATAAGCGTTTTCTGACATTTTAATCTTTTTTAGGTGTGACGTTTTCAAACTTATCGTTTTCTGATTTACGTTCTACGTTTGTTTCTACAGTCTTTTTATTCAACATCTTTTGTAACTCTGCTGTTGATCCTACGAACAATGCGTTTTTAATATTTGCGCTAGCAGTCTTAGGTAACTCTTTTAAGTCTTTAAGTTTTTTTTGTAAGTCTTGTAGTTTATCTACTGTTTGTCCTACTTGTCCTATCAATTGACCAGCGACTTCGTAAGCTCTTGGGTGTTGTCCTTCTCTCGCAATATCTAGTATGCCTTCTATTGCTTCTTGTCCTCTTTCAATTAGATTGTAATAGTTTTCTCTACTATACTTGTAATCATTATCCACATCTGCTTTTGTAGCGTCTTCCATACGAGGGACAGGTGGCTTGACATCTTCTTTTTTAACAACTTGTTTTGTGGGTTCAGGAGTATTGATTCCTAAAATCTCATTTACCTTATCTTCTAGTTTTGTCATAATATAATATATATGTTATTCGTCCACTCCGGTCTTAGGATTAAAGTTCTTACCATCAGTGAATGATGTTATTGATGTAGTAAATCCAAAATCATCATCAGCGTTAGCAGATGTTGGATTAGGAATTACGATAATTCTTTCTTCTCTACTTGCCTCTGGCATATCTGTATGTAGATCAGCTTGTACTTTTTTGATAACTCCTGAGTTAGTCATAGGACCAAATAGATATGTTTTAGCAACAAAGCTTAATGTATATATAACTGCTCTACGAGTTGTATATTCACCATTATAACTGTCTTCATAATTAACACTATTTAATATAATTGGAACGTCTCTTTTAATATCTAACTCGGGTATAGCAACAACTGTAACAGTATAGTCTGGTTGAAAGAAAGGAAGTATTTGTTCTACTATTTGTAATCCACTTTCAGCAGTTGCTGTAAATATATTTAAATTATATGATATACTGTAAGGAACAGGTGTATAATTAAAGTTCATTACTTTACCATCTTTACCTGTCTTAACAGTTTTGTATTTTTGTATTCTTGTTAATTTACGAGAGGCGTCATAGTTGATACCTGATATCTCAAAACTCATTCTTGGTAATGTGATAGCAAATTCTCTCCTATCTAAATCTGGTTGTTGATCTAGTCTCGTTAAAAACTTTTCTTTTGGAGCATATGCTAATGGAACTGAAATAGATTGAACAGTTTTCCCAGTAGAGTCTTTATGCTTAATTTGTATTTTGTTAAACAATTGACCAAATGCCACTGTCATGCGCCTCATGCTCTCATTATAAAAATATTGTCCAAACATTAAAATCCTCCTCCATCTGGATCACCAAACGGATTACGTTCTGTGAAATCTAGTATATCATCTTGTGTTGAAGCAGTATCAAAACCTGCCTCTTTATCTAAATCTAAATTATCAGCATATGCTTGTTGTGTTTGAATAGAATAATCTTCATTGATAAAGTAATATTCTTCTCCGTCACCACTGTCGTTTTCTAATTGTAAAGATCCTTCAGCGTCAAGGTTTTCTGATATTGTAATTGTAGGAACTGTTCCATCATAACTTGAACCATCTACATTTATATTAATACTTGTCACTACACCATCGGTAAGTGTAGCAGTAGCAGCTGCCGTTACAGCGCCACCAGGAGGAGTAACTACAACACCTGTAATACCACCAATACCTGTAAGAGTTGGTAATACAATTGATGTTAATTTACCATTTGTTAATCCAAGAGAAGTAACTTTTAATTCTTGTGGTTGGAATGCTGGATTTATCCAGTTGATTGTAATTTCTGGTGTTGATCCATAACCACGACCAGGATTAGTAATTGTTAATGCTGTTAGTGTTCCAGCAATAGATGTTCCTGTTACTGTAGCAGTTTCAGATGGTATCGTTGGTGCCGATATAGTTATAGTCGGCGCTGTTTTAAATCCTTCTCCACCAGCAAGAATAGGTATGCTACTAACAGCGTCATTACTTACTACGGGTGTTCCTAGTTGAAGACCAAATGTTCCACTCTCTAATGATGTTTGATGTAGAGCTTGATCTAATGAGTATGCCTCTTGTGACATATCAATATCTTCAACACCTGTATTTAATTCCTGACTTGAATATTCCCAACGAGTGCATTTTAATTTATAAACTGGTAGTTGTCCTAATTGAAAGAACGGCTCTTGATCTTGTACAAATTGTATTTCAAAGAAACTATCCATTAATGGGAAGTAAATAATATCTCCCTCATTAGGTCGTCCTTCAACAATCATTGTATGCGCTGAGTCGACTTGATTTTGCCATCTTCTTTTAGATATACAAAATGTCGTATCTTCTCTAATATCTAAACCAAACTTATTGATAACTTCTTGTTCGCCAGCGAAACCTTCAGTTGTTTCCATATACATTTCAAGTAAATAAGAATCATCAAACCTACTTAGCGTATCTTCGCCAAGTATTAAATCTCTATTAACTAATGTTCGTGGTAAGTAGTAACAATCGTGACCATAAATTTTAAGGCCTTCGATAATTAAATCTTCGTATAGTCTTTTCTCGTTGGAGTTTCCAATGCCGTTTCCTCCTTGAAAATAATGATTAGTTGCCATGGCACTATCCTATCATAAGGGGTTGTGACATTTCAAATGAGCTTCTAATTTCTTTTTCTAAATCTTGTATATCAGTTAATGATTCTGAAAATATTTGCTGACCATTTAATGTAACTCCACCTAACATAGCAACACCACTGAATTTAGATAAGTTTGCGCCCCATTGTTTTTTAAACAAAGCTGTTACATATCTCTTTAACATTATATCATTAAATACATCTGTATGCTGTGATGGGTCTAATTTTCTATAACACTCAATAACTAGATATTCTCCAACTAGTAAATCGTTCTTCCAATCCATATCAACATATAATCTGTTATCGTGTTGATTAAATCTCATAGGTTTTTCACCAACAAGTATGTGGTCTAAAAAGTCTAACTGTCTCATAATCATATCGTAATTGACCATTGATCCTGATGAGAAGTTATATAAATCATTTAATCTCATTTGATATCTAACATCAAATATGTTCATACTACCTTTACTTGAAAACGGAAATATGTTGATTACAGATACAATGGATTCAGGACAAATTATATAATTTTGTGCTTCTTTCCATTCTGTTGTAACTTTATTATTAATAGTAACTGAAATATTTGCGTTAGAAGCTGGAGCAGTAAAGAACGTTAGAGTTTTATCTGCAACTGTATAACCAAGACCAGCAACTAAATCTGTTCCGGCAGTAGGAACTGTATTACGAATTTTTACTTCAATAACTTGACCTGCAGTTGGTGCTGTAATAAACTCAAAAGTTTTTAAAGCAACAATAAAATCGGTTGTTCTAGTTAAAAGTATTCCATCTACTGTAACTGTTAATGCATCTACGTTATCCGCAGGATTAGTTAATTGAAAAACTTTTGTTGAACCATCGCCTGTAAATGTATTAAGAATATCGTCATCTTCTTTGATATTAACTTTTACGGAATTTAATTCGTCTGCTGAAGTATCTAAAGTAAATACTTTTGTTGAACCATCACCTACAAATGAATTTTTAACTTCAGAAGCTTCTTTAGTTGTTGATTGACTTACTCTATCAACAGTCATTCTATCAAAATCAGCTTGTGTGTATTGGTATTTTAGATATGTTCTTCTAACACCATCGAAATGATATTGTGCGAAATATTGTAATGCTTCATCGATTCTATCTTCAAGTTGGTCGTCATCAACATTGATTTCGATAACAGGTTTCCCCAGTGCTCTTAAAGCATATTGTTTTAATTGTTCTCTACTTGATGGTATTGGCATTAGTTCCCTTTAGTTCTATCTATATTTATAAGAGAAACAAATGGCAGAATTAACCAAAAAAATATTGATTTTCTATGATTTATTAGTAATAATTACTTATGGTTTAGTTGGCCATGTAACATTCTCACACTTTGCTACTGTGTCTTTACCAGTTGGTAGCTCTCTCAATGCTTGTCTGTATGTTTCCATTTCAGATGTTAATGTTACATCAGATAAAGCCAGGTAATCTGTTTCAGCAAGTAATCTATTTCTTTTACTTCTTAGCTCAGCTAATGCTGCAGCTGGTGCAGCGGCTACTGCAGCTGCTTCTTCATTGTCTCTAGCAGTTTCTTCAGCTGCTGTGAATTGAACATTAGTTCCGTTTATATTATGAAATCTTGGCATAATTTATTCCTTGTTAGTTGTTGTTAATTGTTAAGCAATACCATAAAGGCAAATATCTCCAGCATCTATGTTTCCACTCTCCATTTTAAATTGAATAGCATCTACTGCTGATGTAGTATTAAAATAGCCAGCAGTATAATTATCACTAGTTTCATCACCTTGCTCCATATTATTAAATCTTGCTATAAAGTTTTTGACATAAGTTGTACTACTGGGATTAAATAACTGTAAAGAACCAGCGATTGATTGATCTGCGTCAGCACCTATCGAGTGACTTAATGTTTGAAAACCAGTTTGTTGTGCAAGATCATATGCTGTTCTGTAACCAAAGGCACCTGAATTACCTGGTTCATTATTTTTTATTCTAAAAGAAGTAGAAGTTGCAGTTACTCCATAATTACTTCCACTATCGGTACTTGTTTGAAATTGAAATTTAACATTATCTGTAGATGGGTGTATATTATTAAAAGTAAATAAATATTCCTTGTAAGTATCATCTAGCACCACACCACCACTACCATCTACAAAAGACACTGTTGCAGAACTACTAGCTGTTAGCTTTTTAATAAACGTCATGCTACCACCAACAGACATTGCTCCAGCATCAAATATTGTTGAACCATTACTAATTAATCCCATTTATCCTCCAATCCCATATAATTTTATTACTCCACTATCTATGTTGCCAGAATTAAATTTAAATTGTATTTCGTCAATCGCACTTGTGGTATTAAAATATCCTGCAGTAAACGAATTTACAGAATAATTACTTCCTTGTGATGATTGGGTGGTACTACTAAAATTTTTAACAAAAGTTGTTGATGATGGATCAAATAAATGTAAAGTTCCACCTACATTCTGATCATTGTCATTTCCAACACCTACACTTAAAGTATGAAAGCCAGTTCCTTGTGCTAAATCTCTACTAGCAGAGTATTCATAGTTACTCAAACTGTTATCTTCTGCATGTTGCATTAACCAAAATGAGCTTGTTATAGTTTCATTATATCCACTACCACCAGCGGCATTTCCTTGAAATTGTAATTCTGCATTGTCAGTAGCTGGGTGAATATTATAAAACTTAAATACATAGCTGTCATAAGTATCATCTAAAACTACTGAATCTGTACCATCTACAAATGATAAGGTAGCACTACTTGAAGCAGTTAAAGTTTTAATTAAAGTCATTTTACCAACCCCTATACCAACTCCAGCATCTATTATAGTTGTTCCGTTTGATACTACTGCCATTATGAATCCTTTATTCCGTAGAGTTTAATTTTTCCAGAATCTATATTGCCACTAGTAGCAGGATCACCATATCCTTCGGTAAGAGTAAATCTTACTCCATCAATAGCTGATGTTGTGTTTCCATATCCAGCAGCAAAACCATCATAGGAATTAGGACCACTACCAACAGAAGTTGTTCTTGATATAAAATGTTTAGCAAAAGTTGTTGATGATGGATTATACAAAGTAAGTTCTCCAGATAAACTTTCGTCATCACCATTACCTTGGAAGATTGCAATTTGAGTGCCATACGTATGTTGTCCAGAATTATTAGAAAATGCATTAGCTACTTTTGATTCACTTTCATTACCCACCTCATAATTTGAAGCTTTAAATATTGTTGAAGTTTTAGCTACATTATAATTACTTCCACTATCTGTACTAAAATTAATTTCAAGATGAGCATTTGTTGTTGGTGCGTGTATATTAATAAACTCAAACTTATAGATAGGATATGTGTTATCCAAGACTACTCCATTACTTCCATGTACAAAAGACAATGATGCAGAACTACTAGCAGTTAAAGTTTTAATATGAACTAAAGAGCCTAGACTATCTGAAAATGCTCCAGCGTCTGCAATGGTTGTTGCATTAGAAATAATTGCCATGTTTAAACTTCCTCTAATTTAAACTTATATTTTTTTCCAGATTTGTTATTAAGGATATAAAGTTCTTCTGAACCTTCTTGAATAGTCCAATTTCCAGTTGTGCCATCAACTACATTACCTTCAGCTTTACTTTCATTTGATAAATGTAAATCTCCAGTATATATGTTTCTCCATTGCTTTGATGCACTTCCTAAATCATAAGTATCATCTGCACTGGGTAAAATGTGTTCTCCTACTTCTCCAAAGTCTGCTGATCCTCCACTTACTGAACCAAACTCTAGTGCGCTTGCACCTGAATTTACTTTTAATACTTGACCGGCCGTTCCTATAGATAGTGAGGCACCAAGACCTCCATGAGATAAACCGATAAAGTCTCCTGTTTGATATTCTGCTAGACCTGTTACGTCAGATCCACTGAATGTTGCTTTTACTGGTGTTTTAGTTGCCATTTTTTATTCCTCTTTATCTTATTTATCCTATTGCTAATGTCGTTACAGCAGTTCCGTCAGCTTTATTAAAAGCTAGATGAAATATTGGTGTTACAACAGAATTCATAAATCCTTGTATTGTACTAAATGTTGTACTATTTATTAATGTTATTGTAGTGGCTGAAGCATCAGCTTTAACAAAAGGTATTACTTTTGTAGTAACGCCTTGATTTGTCCAAATTGTTCCATTATAAAAAAGTGTATCGCCTGTTTGTAAATCGGTAAAAGATACATCTGATAACGTACTAAAATTACCAATAGATCCACCAACTTCTTTAATAGTACC